TCGGGACAAAGCCGCGCCACGAAGCGGGCCGATAGACGCTCCCGCAGACCGGCGTCCATCAGATGATCACCAGCGGGCGGAACACCTCGGCCTGCCCGAGACAATGCGTCCGCAGCTGCGAAAGCTTGACGTCGCTGGGGCCATCCTTGGCGTCGATCTCGCCTGCCACGCGGGACGCCTTGATCAGCCAGACCTGCCGCGCCGCGGAACGGACATCGTACCGCTCGACGTGCGCGGGCCCGACGTCCACCCAGAGCAGCTGGGGATCGGATGGTCCCTCCGAGTAGGCCCAGCCTTGGAACAGGTTGCCAGGCGCGGTCGGCCAGTCGGGCTCGGTCGAGGCCGTCGTGCCCGCCGTGCGGCACTCGTACACGCGTCCATTGGGCGTGGTCGGGACCACCCGAGAGCCGACGCTATAGGCCGTCGCGGCCGTCCAGGAGCTGAACCGCTCGAACTGGTCGACCACCGTGCCGATATCGGTCGTCGATACCTCGGGGTACGCGGTCGCATCGCACCAGAGGGAGACGCGAGCAATAGCCTCGGATCGGGTGAGTCCCATGGTTGGATTATCCCACAAAAGAGAAACCCTCCCGGTGCGTCCACCGGGAGGGTCCGATCAGCCAAAGCCCGTATCAGGTGGCCTGGGAAGCACCGACGATGAGGGCGCCGGGAACGCGGGCCGAAGCCGTGGCGCTCACGTTGCCCGTGTCGAACGCCGAGAAGGCGAACCGCTCGGTGCCCTTGAACGCCAGCGAGTCTTCCACGAAGTACCGCTGGTCGGAGACATCGATGGTGACGCCGCGGCGGTCGCCGAAGACGGAACCCATCGAGAGGTCGCCGAGCAGGATATACGGGGTCGACGCGGCGAGCGTCTTTTGCATATTCTGCACGAACACCACGGGGTACCCGAACAGGGTCGGGTTGGGCCCGTAGGCGTTCTGGATATCGCCGATCGCGTTGCCGCTCAGAGCTTGGAGCAACGGCGCGATGGCGTTGAACCAGATCTCCTTGTGCATATACCACTTGGCATTCGCGGCGTAGGTGGGCAGCTTGCCGACCATCGTCGCGAGGTTCGCCAGGGTCGGGCTGTAGGTGATCGTCTGGCCGGTCGCGAACAGCACCAAGGAGGCGATATTGGCCTTCGTGGCGTTGAGGTTGTAGACCGCCCAGAGCGCACCGTCGATGCCGGACGTGGCGTCCGCGGCGTTGTTGAAGATAACGCGGTCTTCTTCCTTCGCCATCACGAAGGCCATGTCGCGGGCCAACGTGGCGCCGAAGTCGATCACCGAGTCCTCGGCAAGTTCCTTCGAAACCTGCGTGAGGACGGCCATCTTCTTCGCGGTCAAGCTCACCTGCGCGAACGTGAGGTCCGACGCGGTGATCGCCGTGTTTTCACCCGGATAGTAGACCGTGGTGGAGGCCGTCGCGTTGGGGACCAGGAGCGTGTCGGAGGACATCGGGTAGATGCGGCAGTTCTGCCGACCGATACCAAAACCTTCCCGAAGGTAGATCAGGTCGCTCGAGAGCGGGTCCGGAACGGTGAAACCACCAGCGGTGGTCGTGCCTTCCGACTGGGCCTTGAGGTTGTTCTTCACCCAGTCCGCGGCCTTCTTGTTGCCCATGATCGAGCGCGCCCACTGGCCGAAGGCATAGGCCTTGAAGTTGGCCTCTTCGCGGGTGCCGGTGAACGGGTTGCGGACCACGCCGCCGGACTTCCAAGGCTCGTCGATCTGGGCCGGCTTCGCGGCCACGGGCTGCATCTCGCCGAGGGACTTGATGGCCTCGATGCGCTGGGCGATCTGCTCGGCCTCGCCCATGAGGGACTTGACCTGCGCCATGTCGCCATCGGGATTCGAAGCCATTTCGCGGGCGGTGGCGAGGAGCGTCTGGCGCTTCTCGCCGAGTTGTTCGATGTTCATCACACGATCTCCAAGAGGTAGTTGATGCGGGCCAGCATATCCTCCCGCATCGAGGTCGACGTGGCCGGAGGAGTCTCCGGCGTGAAGTCCGTCCCCTTGGTCTGGCCTGCGTCCCGCAGGAGATCCCAAACCTCCGGTGCCAGCCGCTTGGCATCGGACCGGCTCAGGCCGACTGCATCCCGCAGTCGACGCTCGACGCCTCGGAGCGTGTCCGGAGAGACACGCTGGAGGCTCTTGGTATCGAGCTGCATCTGGCCGACCATGTCGCCCAGGCGGCTCGCAAAGGTGTCGAGGAGGGCCACCACGAAGGCGGACCGCTCACCGGCGGGCATCATGGCAACGCCCTCGATTCCCGCGCAGAGGGCCTCGTAGTACGCCTCGATGGCCTCGTGCAGGACCTCGAAGCGCAGCTCCTGGCTGAACGCTTCGTCGGCGAAGGTCGCCGGGTCCATTCCCTCCGCGGGCGGTTCCGGCATCGGCTCCATTTCGCCATCGCCAATCTCCGGCATCTCCATCTCGCCGTACCAGTCCTCGATCGACTTCACGCTGTTCCTCCACTCCGCGGGCGTTGGCGTGATCGACGCCTCGGCGATCGGCCACCGAGTTATCTCCGCCGCGTTGCCGACCGACTTGCGCTCGACGAGATGGCCCGCGGCGCCGCTGGAGTATCCCATCTTGCCTTCCTTGCAGAGCTTGGCGACCATCGCGGCGTACTCGTCGGCCATGTCGAGCTGGGCTTCGTACCAGAGGCCCGTATCGTCGGCCTTGATGTAGCCGGTGCCGATCGACTTGCGGCCCACCTTGGCGTCCATTCCGTGGTGGTAGTACACGTTGAGCGGGATCCGCTGGCCGGCCTTGATCGGGAATCCAAAGTCGGTCCTGGCGGTGAAGTACTCGCCCTCGAGGTCCGCCTGGGAAGGATCGCCGAACCGCACCAGATAGCCCTTGACGTGCCCGAGGCGGTCGCTCTTGACCGCGCCTGCAATAATGGTCGCCATATCGTCCATGATCAGATTATCCCACCTCGAGCTCTTTGATCGGTTTGACACGCGTCGTCGGTCCCCACCGCGGGTCCATCCGGACCTCGACCATGTCCTCGATCGGGAACCCTTGATCGAGCAGATCGAGGCGCCGCGGACCTAGGATGCCGAGCAGGTCTTCCCGGCTCAATCCCGCCATTATAGTCTCGGCCGTGACCGGGCGCGGACGCAGGTCCGGGATCGACGGGTCGCCGGTAATCTCCGCCAGGCTCGGCGTCACCGGGACCATGACGCATCGGCAATTCGGGTGCGATGGCATGATCTCCGCGGTCTTGTGCAGCGTCCCAGATAGCGCCAGGCACGCGGTGCAAACGCGGGCGTCCTGCGTCGCCACGCGGCGGTAGCCGTTCACCGCGGGGTTGCTTTCGTACTGGAGACGCTGGGCTTCGCGGCCGGCGCGGAGCATCTCGGTCCTGGCGATGGTCTCCGCCCGCCGGCGGGGTAGGGTCGCGAGGGCCGACATCTCACGGGCCACCGCCCGCGGGTTCCGCCCTTGCGCTATACCATTGGAAAGCGTGAACCGGAGGGCCGACGGCACGTCCTGCGCGATCGAGTCGAACAGTTCGGCTAGCGGGGATCCGTCGCTCGACAAACCGACGAACGATTGGATCGTCTCGGTGCTGAGCTTGTCGAAGCCGCCCAGGATCGCCGCGGCGCGGTTTGGATCGCCGCTCGATGCAAGAAGCAGCTCGCCCGTCCGCGCATCAACGAACTCGAGGGCCATCTGCTGGCCGTCGGAGACCACGCGCACCGCGTCGCTCGTCGTCCGGTCGAGCTCGACCGCCACTTGGTCGATGAGTGACTCGAGACGATCGCGCATCGCCAGGGCCGCGTCCGCGAGAGGCTTGCCTTGCGCTTCCCGCTCCGCCAGCCGCTCCTCGAGCGCGGCCAGTTCCCGCTCGAGCTGCCGCGTGGCCGACTGGTAGATGCGCCGCATCTGCCCGACCGACTCCTCCTCGCCGCGGAGGAGGCCGTTGCGGAACGCCTGGGCGGCCCGGTAGATCTCGGCTTCCTGGCCGGTGCGCTTTACCGCTCGGCCGGAGGTATGGTCGACCACCCGTAGAAAGGGTGACTCTCGTACGGCACCTCCGAGCCGTGGTCGCATCCGTCGGCCTTGGCCGGGAGCTTCTCCCCGCGCATGATCTTGTCGCGAAGCCGCGCCGCCCAAACCTGTCCGGCATCGCCGCCCCATAGGTCCCAGGCCACGCGGCCGGGAGACGGGAAACCATCCTCGCCGTCCTCGAATCCTTCGGCCTCCTTGTCGACCTCATGGCGGCTGAAGAAAGAGTGCATCCGCAGGATGGTGTCCTCGCTGATCAGGTCGCCGTTCACTATCTGGTTCGCCCGTGCGAGGCCGACGCGGGTCCCGCCGGGCTTGCCTTCATCCTTCCACCGCAGCGCCCGCCTGGCGGCCTCCTGCATAGCCGCGGTTGGGTGCGACTTGGTCGCATCGACCTGGATCGATCGAATCGGCGCCGGGGCCGGCGGGGCCTGCGCCGCGTCCGGATGCATGACGCCCTCGTCCTCGGGCGCCGCCTCGAGGCCCGCGATGCGCTTGGCTTCCGCCAGGTCCGCCACGCCGGCCTTGTAAAGCCGCTCCGCCCGCTCCGCCTCGCTCTGGCGGTCGTCCATCAGGGCGCGGACGCCGGACAGGTCGTACTCGACGAAGTCGCCTTCCTGCGACTCGGGGAAGTCGGGAAGGAGCGCAACCGTGAGCGTATCGGCCACGGCCCGCATCAGCGGCACCATGCCGTCTTCCCAGGCGGCCTGCTGCGCCCGCTCGTAGTTCGAGTATGTCGAGCGGTCGAGGCCCGAGCCGAGCCCGAGCACCATCGGATTGAGGCCCAGCGCCGAACAGATCCGCTCCTCCGGGACACGGCGGACCGAGTCCAGCGCCAGCTCCGCGGGCGTGAGTGATACCTTGTCGAGCTTGTACGGGCCCGACATCACCACGATGCCGCCGGCGTTGTCGCCCGTGAGGTTCTCCCGCAGGCTCCGCTTCACCTGCTGGGCGTCGTCCGGGCTGATATCGACTTGCGCGGATCCGTTGGCGTCGGGGCCGACGATGATACTTGGCATCGCGCCATTCGAGAGCAGGCCGAAGGCCGCGGAGCTGGCGGTATTGTCTGTCGCGATCTCGCGGAGCACCGCCTGCACGGTCGAGCGTCCCAGGCGGATATCGGAAGGATCGCGCCCGTACCGGAAATGGATCACGTCCTCGATCGGGAGATCGTACTGCCGCCCATCGGTGGTGTAAACGAAGTGCGTCAGCGGATTTCGCCCATCGCCCACCGGTCGGACCATGTCCTGCGGCAGGTACTGGAGGGCCACAACCTGCGATCCCGGTCCCGCCAGGCGTTGCTTCCGCAGGTACGCGTTCCCGAACAGCTTGTAATCCTGGATCACCCATCCCCAGAGCAGGTTGCCGACCATGCCGGG